TCCGAACCTTCCGATCACCAAATACTTCGTGAAAGCGTACGACGGCGAACTCACCGCAGATGCCATCCGTGAAGCAGGAATCGAGGCCGGTCTTCTACAGGACACCACCAAGCAGGCAATCCAACAAGAAGCCTCAACGTGGAACCGGACCAACCAAATGGCCGCAGGATCAGAATCCGACATCCCCGTCGATTTCATCCAACGGATCAACCAGGCGAAGTCCCCTGAAGAAGTCGAGAAACTGTTGTCCGAGGCACGTTCATCATCCAACGCCCTCTGACCATTCAGAGGGCCACACTCCACTAGGAGATAACCCTCATGGCTTACACCACGACCTCATCCCTTTCCGTTGACCAGGCGGCATTTGACCGGCTGGCCTACTTCGCTCTCCGGTCCGAGCTGCTGTTCGACGGTGTCGCTGACGTGATGCCGACCCAGCAGGCAATGCCTGGTTCGAGCGTCACCTTCACGATCTTCAACGATCTTGCTGCGGCCACGTCCGCTCTCACCGAGTCGTCCGATGTGACGCCTGTCGCGATGAGCGACTCGCAGGTCACCGTGACCCTCGCTGAGTACGGTAACGCCGTCCTCACGACCGCCAAGCTGCGTGGCACCTCGTTCCTCGATGTGGACACCGTCGCTGCGAACGTCGTCGGCTACAACGCTGGTATCTCGCTTGACACCATCGTGTCAACCGTTCTCGCTGGCGGCAGCAACGTCGTCTACGGCGGTGGCGGTTCATCGACCCCGTCGAGCCGTACCACGGTTGCCGTGGAGGACGAGATCGAAGCGAACGACATCCGTAAGGTGACCGCCCAGTTGCGTGGCGCGAACGTCCCGACGTTCAACGGCCTGTACATGGGTTTCATCCATCCTGACGTGTCGTACGACCTCCGTTCGGAGACCGGCGCAGCAGCATGGCGTGACCCGCACGTCTACGTTGACACCGACATGATCTACAACGGTGAGATCGGTGCCTTCGAAGGTGTCCGGTTCGTTGAGACGCCTCGTGCACCGCTGTTCGCTGACGCATCAGATGGTGCCGGTTCTGCCGGTGACATCGACGTGTACGCGACGTTGATCATGGGCCGTCAGGCTCTCGCCAAGGCACACTCCATCGTTGACGGTAACGGTCCTCTCCCGAAGATCGTCCGTGGTCCCATCGTGGACACGTTGGAGCGTTTCCAGCCGGTCGGTTGGTATTGGCTCGGCGGCTACGGGCGTTTCCGTGAGGCTTCGCTTCGTCGGATCGAGTCGTCGTCGAGCATCGGCGCGAACGCCTGACCTTTCCTGGTTCGGTGAGGCCCGTCGTCACAATAAGGTGGCGGCGGGCTTTCGCCGTTTCTGGGGTGCTACAATGACTGGTACGGTCTAGACCACCTGTGAGGAACCGATGAGCATTTCGAATTATTTGGAAAACAAGTTGTTGGACGCTACGTCGGGTACGTCGTATGCGGCTGCTGGGACGTATCTTCAGTTGCATACTGGTGATCCTGGTGAGGATGGTACGGCGAATGTGGCGACGGAATCTACTCGTCAGTCGGTGTCGTTTGGTTCGGCGTCGGGTGGTTCGATGGTGTCGTCTGGGACTGTTGAGTGGACGAATGTTGCTGGTACTGAGACGTTGACGCATTGGTCGTTGTGGGATGCTTCTACTTCGGGTAATGCGTTGTGGTCTGGGGCGTTGGCTTCGTCTGCGAATGTTGTTGCTGGTGATACGTTTCAGATTACTTCGTTGACGTTGACGTTGGATTGAGGTAGCGGATGGCTACTTCTTTTCCTTCGTCGATTGATTCGTTTACGAATCCGTCTGCTTCGGATGCGTTGGATTCGGTTTCGGTGCCTCATGCGGATCAGCACGCGAATTTGAATGATGCGATGGTGGCGGTGCAAACACGGCTCGGTGCCCAGTCAGGGGTCATCGGTACATGGACATCGTTCACGCCGACATGGACTAACTTAACCATTGGCAACGGCATCACCGATATGTTCTACTGCGTGATGAATGATGTGATGCATATCACAGGCTCATTTCAGCTTGGATCAACAAGTTCGGTAGGGTCTGCTCCATATTTCACAACCCCTGGTGGTTACACGTTGGCTAGTGAGTCTTTGGGCCAATCGAAAATGTGGGACATTACTGTCGGCGTTTATACAGGGACACTTTCAACATATGTACCGGGCAACTTGATACAACCGCAAACCATTAACACCGGGGGCGGCTACGCAACAACTAGCCCGTTTTACACAACCGCACCATTTACTTGGGCGACTGGTGATGTTATGTACTTCTCAATCACTCTGAAGGTGGCATGACATGGTGACTGTGACTTGCAACAACAACGACTGCCCGAACGCTGGCATTGACTACAACGTGCTTGGCACGCCACCGTTTGTGGAGTGTGGCGGTTGTGGTGTGCATCTTGAACCGTACGACTTGCGTGATGATCCTCCTGCACCTGAGCCTCCGGTGGTGAGCTGATGGCTACGAATTTTCCTGGTTCGTTGGATGCGTTCACGAATCCTTCGTCGTCGGATACGTTGGATAATCCTCCGCATGATCAGCAGCATGCTGATGTGAATGATGCTGTGGAGGCTTTGCAGGCGAAGGTTGGGGTTGACGGGTCTGCTGTTACGGACAGTCTTGATTATAAGGTTGCGAATTTTACGAACAAGTTGGGTTCGGGTTCTGCTGTTCGGACGTTTGGCACGTTTGCTGGTGGCGAGGTGTTGCAAGCAGCCGAGTTGAACACGGTATTACCGGCCTGTATGTTGCCTTCTACCTCTGTGACGCTTACAACGGGAACACCTACATACGTACCTTTCGCAACTGAGAGTTACGACCCGCTGGGATGGCACAGCACTACCTCAAACACAAGTCGCATCACGCCCACCATCGCCGGTTGGTATTTGTGTAACGCATACGTCAACAACATCAACGGAGCTGGCACCAATATGCGCGGGTTCATTGGCATTGAACGGAGCAGAGCAGAAACCGTGTCCCGTTTTGACATCAACAACTATGCGCCAGACGACTTCGGGACGACAGGCTTCGTCTACTTAGACGGCAGTACAGATTATGTCGAAGTGGTTGTCGCTCAATACTCTGGTGGGAACAGAACGCCCACCGTCAAACTGTCCGTGGTACTGGTGGCACGATGAGCGAGACAGACGCACTCAAGTACCGCAACAACCGTCTGCTCGCATCCGACTGGACACAGTTGCCCGATGCACCGTGTGACCGTGAAGCATGGTCAACGTATCGTCAGGCGTTGCGTGATTTGCCGTCCGATCCGAATTGGCCGAACGTGACGTTTCCTGAGCCTCCTGAGGTGGTGTGATGGCTACGAACTTTCCGTCCAGTCTCGATACATTGACGAACCCGACATCCTCAGATTCGTTAGCGTCACCGTCTCATAGCGCGCAGCATGCGAATGTGAATGATGCTGTTGAGGCTCTTCAGGCGAAGGTGGGTGTGGATGGTTCAGCGGTCACCTCGTCGCTGGATTACAAGGTCGCTAATCAGGGTTTGGTGTTGGTGAAGACGCAGACGATTGGTAGCGGCGTGTCATCGGTCACCGTCACCGATGCGTTCTCGTCTACGTTTGACACTTATCGCATTGTCATTTGCGTGGACGACAGCAGTGCAGCAACAGCGATCACGGTCAAGTTTGGAGCAACTGCGAGTGGCTATCGGTGGTCAGTTTATGGATGGCGAGTCAATGCATCGTCATTTTCGGCCAACTCAACCTCATCCGCCTATTGCTATTTTGGCAGTACGTCCGCCACAGACGGTGGAATGTCAACTACTGACGTATTCACGCCCTACGAAGCAAAGCAAACGAGATACAGCGGTAATGGTGGCTACTTCGACACCGCGAGCGGCTTTGCAGAGTTCCACGCTGGCATTGATCCATCATCAACTTCCTACACAGGCTTCACAGTCGCTCCGGAATCCGGAACGATGACTGGTGGCACGATTAGGGTTTATGGGTACAACAATGGCTGAGTGGACACGCGACGAACTAGTAGCCCTCTATCCCGACGGCACCGTCAACGTGCAAGTTGATGACGACGTACGCCCCATGACGACCGATGAGTGGTCTGCGTGGATCGACGGTCAAGTCGGCCAGAAGAAACCCGTGGACGGTGAGGAGGCCATCTAATGGCACGCCTCTACGAATCCTCCACCGACTACCAAGAACACATCACCTACGCCGGTGCAACCATCGCCGACGACTACGACAACCCCGACTACCTATACGACCGCGAACAACTCGCATACGACGGTGGCACCACCAACATCCAATCCGGATACGCCTCCACCGCACTCACCTACAACTCTGCAGTCACCGGCTGGAACGGCTCCAAAACCGTTGCGACAACCGCCACAGGCACCGGCACCTCATCATTTGACGCAACCGGTTTACGCATCATCCTCCGCACCAGCAGCGGCACAGGCACCGGCACCTCCACCACCACACGGGTCATCACCCGATACCGTGCCGCAACCGGCACCGGTGTTGGCACATCCAACAACTCGATAGTTCACAAACAGCTCCGCACCGGATACGGGTCAGGTGGAGCAACAGCAAGCGATACCGCTACCGGTCTACACATTCATCCTCGTACCGGCAGTTCGGCTGGTACAGGTTCAGCGTTGCCTGCTATCGGGTTCCGTGTATACCGTCGCACAGCGGCAGACACCGGTACAGGGGACAGTACACCGGCGACATGGAACCGTTTGTTCTTGTTCCGCACCCCAACCGATCTCGAAGTTGATTTGACTGGCGGTTACCGTCTTGGTCTTGCGACCGGAGCGAACCGTCGTGCGTTCGCTTTGTACCGGTTCTATGAACCTGGTCCTCGTGGCCGGAACCTGTGGAAACTGTTGGACGGTTCGTACACAGAGAACCAGCCACCCGACGACACCGACATTGACCGTATCTATTACGGTGGACATGACCATCATGTTGATGACACCGAGAAAGCCGAGCTGGTTGCTGCCGGTTACGGTGCGTACGTCAACTAAGATCCAGAACCATGAAACATCAAGAGGTTCACCCGTCGTTGGATGTTGAGGGCTGTTTCGGTTGCCGGATCGCTGGTGTGTCGTTCGCATCGTCCTCGATGCCTTCTCGCAGGATTGAGGCGTCCCGTATCAACGCTACTGAACGTCGCTGGGAGAAAGACATGGATGCCTACAAGCGGTTGCGTCGGGACGGTCTGCAACCTGCCCATGTGGATGGTGCCCACGAGATCGAACGTAAAGCAGAGCATCGCTCTCAGGTAGAAACCGGCATCTTGTAGTACAATGAGCGCATGGCTGTCTATCGTGGCAAGAACGTCGAACTGAATTCGCCGCGCCGTATCCGTAAGGGTGAACCAGGGTACGGTCGGAAGAAGTCTGTCGTGTTTGTGTCCGATGGTGGCAATGTGAAGCGTGTCATGTTTGGTGATCCGAACATGAAAATCAAGAAGCAAGATCCTGGTCGTCGTGCGAATTTCCGTGCCCGTCATAATTGTGATGAGCCTGGTCCGAAGACGAAGGCCCGTTACTGGTCGTGTAAGGCTTGGTGACTGATGCCTGGTATGAAGAAAACGATGCACGAATTCAAAGCTGGCAAGTTGAAGTCGTCGTCCGGTCGCAAAGTCACGTCCCGTAAGCAGGCAATTGCTATCGGCATGTCACAACAGAAGAAGGCAGGTAAGAAACGATGATGTACGGTGGCAAGTACATGAAAAACAAGAATCGGGCCTCATCAAACGGTCCTGGTTCCAAATCGTTTGGTGAAGCCTTGTCAATG